CTCGCACATGATTTTAGCGAAGGAGCCTGAAGCTTGCCAACGCTTTACACGAGCATCGTTCTCGTCAGCATTATATCCAACGACGGTGGACACCCCTGCCTGAATTACCGCTTTCGCGCATTCCGCACAAAAGGGAGGGACCATAAACGTCGGGGCTACATACAAGGTGGCCCCGCGCGCTCGCTCCCCAGCTAGAAGAATGGCATTTAATTCCGCGTGGACCATTAATGGGTACTTAATAGTTCGGTCTAGGTAACGTTCAAGCGTGTCCTCAACGTTGCGGGGAAAGCCGTTGTAACCAGTCCCTACAATTTGTCGCAGCCCGTCAACTAGAACCGCACCCACCTGTGTACTGGGATCTTTAGACCAAGTAGAAATCATCTTGGCTAATTCGAGGAACCGGCGGTCCCATACAAGGTCCGAAGTCATAGGCTCCTTCAAGCGTATTTCCTACGGGTGGGCTTGAAATTATCCTCAACCTCGCGCCAGCTGGTGTTGACTGCTTGACGCACCGAGGACATCATTTCGCGGTATTCCTTATCCTCCATCGCATCCATTTCCTTGATGAGTTTAGCCATCCGGTCCTCGGACGAACCAATAAGGTCTAGTCGCTTAGCTTCGGCTAGCCAATTCAAGGAAGCGTGAAGGTCGTCCACACCGTAGCCGAAGCGGATGGTGAACTCGCACTCCCGCAATGGCATCGAGATCTTGTTTTTCTTACACTTAGCTTTGATCTGGATAGCGGTAGGCCGCTTGATGCCTTTGATCTCGCGGTGGAGTGTTTTAATGTGATGCAGCCATACAACTTGGGAGGCGTAGAAGTCGAGTGCGTGGCCTCCTGAGCGACCATGCTTTTCGCCAAACATCACGCCGATGCGATCGCGAATTTGCGAGATCACGATCAAACAAATACGCGAGCGCTTCAACGGCCCTGCTAGGCACCGGAATAGCTCACTAAGCATCTTCGCCTTGTCGGTACCGTAGGAGCCTTGACCCACCTCACGCTTAAGCTCGCCCCTAGAACTTAGGGCGTCCAACGAGTCTATGATATAGAGCCCTGGGATTTTCTCCTTGGTCGCATGGACGATGCACTTATCGAGGTCTTCAAAGATGTCCTCAATAGTGTCCCACGCGGTGTCGATTCCGTCTTTGCCGAAATCAACGCGCCCAACAGGCAAACCCAAGCCTGCGGCGTAATGAATGTCGAAAGCCGCTTCTGCCTCACGGTACCAGATCTTGCCATTCTGATAGTTTGAGGCAAAGTTAGAAGCGGCCTCGATTGCTAATAGAGTTTTGCCGGAGGACTTGTCGCCCACTATGTTAACGACGCGGTCCCCGGCCCAACCCCCTGGGTCACAACCACCACTGATGGCGCAATCTAATACACCACATCCTGTGGGGATAAAGTGGCGGGGAGCTTGCTCTGGAAAGTAGCTCCCGCCTTCTTTCTTTGCTTTAGGCTTTACACGCTCAGGCACAGCTAGGTTCACCGGCTACCCTTACGGTTGCGCAAATTCTCCAAGCCGCGACGTGCCTGCGCAGTAGGCTCCTCACCACCATCGGGGTCAACGTCCCCACGAACGTTAGTAGGGCGGACTCGATCACGCGCAGAACGCGGCGGCGGATCAGCATAAGCGTCAGCAGTATCATCCTCGGCCGGATGATCATCACGGCGCGAAGCGCGACGGGAAGTGGGCTCCTCGTGACCGTTAGTAGTATCCTCCTCAGAGAACCTAGACCGGCCACGCTCACGAGTTGGGGCCTCGCCCCCATCATCTGCCGGGGCCTCGTCGGCGGACGCGGCTCGGCGATTACGCGGGCTTCTATCGTAAGCGTCCGCCTCGCTAGTCTCCTGCGGGTCCGGAGCGCGGCCACGGGAGCGCACACGACCATTTGCTTCAGCGTCCGGCTCATCGTTAGAAGCTTTGCGCGCACGGCCAGTCATCACCTTCCCGATGTACTCGGCCTCGTAATAGTTGAGCACGTCGTCAAGCGCGTGATCAACTACGTAGTCAAGCCAAGCCTCCTGCTGCTTTTCGTTCTGGTGAATCGGGCTGGACTCGCGGTCCACTTCAATTGACTCATAAGCAGTACGGTTGCCCGTGCCCGTGCGAGAGAAAGTAATATCGTATCCCTCCTCCGGGTCGTCGATCTTAATCACGCCACCATGACGACGATCAACTTCGCGACCACGCAAGTCGCGGAACATACGGCCGGGCATTGCCCACAGCTGCGGTCCGGACTTTTGATCATTACGATCGATCAGCCAGCACAACGCGCGCCCCTTGGGTCGCATGGCATCCGACTCTTCCTTATCCGCCGCGCCCAAGCGGGCCTCACACACCGGGCACTCCTCCCCCTTCATTTCTTTCAAACAAAGGTAGGTTGCCTCGTCCGGACCAACGCCGAAGTGAACGTGAATAGGTAGCTCCCAATACGGCTCGCCCGAACGCGGTAGGATACGAATAGTGTTTTCGCCCTCCTTGGGCTTAAACATCTGAAGGTCAGTTTGAAGGTAGCTATCATAGCCACCACCAAGCTGCTTGCCGCGACGATTCAATTCCTCAACCGTACGATCGCCACCACGGTATACAAAACGTCCTTTAGCCACTCTACTACTCTCCTGTCTTTCTAGGTTCTGTCTCGCGCATTAACCAACGCATATACTCTGACTTCGTACGATAGTGAGCTACGCTAGCTACTCGCGAGGCAACGTAAGCTAGCACCACAATCAGTAACGAACCACCACTAATCCAAAGCAAGGTTTCCCAAACACTCACCTTCTAATTCTTTCCCTCTGTCCGTTTTTCTCGGCTTCTTGACCACGCAACCGCGTGGCAGTGTCGGCGCGAGCGTTCTTAAGGGTATTGTGAACGCCGTGCGAACCTTTCTCGATGGAGAGATCCCCCATCATTGCTATCTGACGCGCTACTATTTCACGCAACATGTACGAGCGCTGTTGAAAGGCTTCCTTAAGAGCGCTCCACTCCCCCACCTTAGCTTTGGCGTCGAGGAAGCTGCGCTGCGCTTCTTTGATCTTAGGTAAAACCGCAATACGGTGGCCTAACGCGGTCTCGGTGATCTTTTCGTCATTATCATAAGCCTTCCTGCGCAGCTGAAGGTCAGCTTCCGCAGTGGCCTCTTCTAGTTCTAACTTAGCTGAGTCGCGCTCGGCGACCGCGTGCTCATAACCCGAAGCGGTTTGATAAAACAGGTCGGGCTGTTCGATAAGGCAATCATCTAGATCTTCCCCGTCAACCCTAATCTCTAAACCTACACGCAGCTTATTCAAATCAACCATTACTAAACGCAACGCTCCAAAGTAACCTCCCAAACAAACATACTCAGCACTAGGCAGGGCTGAGTAAAGTCAAGCGGCCTACTGCTAATAAAACAGGAGTGATACCATCTTGACGGTTGAACGGCTCAGAGAAGGCATCCAGTATTTCTAACGCCCGCCCAGCTTGACTTTCCTTAGTGGCCCCCATAGCTACCTTAGTACCGTAAGCTCTAATAACCTGCCGCACGGACTCGGCGTCAACATCATTAAGGTCGGCCACAATTTGTTGTAGCTCACCCCAACCTGCTCCGCGATAAAGGCTGCGAGCCAAGTCGATAGCCGCAGGGTGTTCAACCGCAGAGCGCAGAAGGTCAGCGGCCTCAGCGCGGCTCTTAGCCGCCATGCATAGCGCTAAGTTAGCAAGAGCTTGGCGCGGAGAACCTTGGGCCTCCTTAGCACAAAGTGTTATTATTTCATCAGAGGTGCTAAGCTTTTCCTGATCAGCCACGTACCCAAGCAGGTCAGCAAGCGTATTGGGCGAAACGGGTTTAAGATCATAGCGCACACATCGTGTGATCGTGCTTTGAGGAAGCTTGCCAGGTTCGGTCGTGCAGAGGAGCCAGAATATCCATGCCGGAGGCTCCTCCAACGACTTGAGCAGCGACTCTTTTGCCTGCTTAGAAAGGTCGTGAACCTCGTCAACAATAATAGCCTTTATGGCTCCTTGCCCAAGTGGCTTGTACATTAAGTTAGCCGTCACTGACCTCATTTCGTCAATACCGGTATAAGTGGCGGCATCTATTTCTAATAAGTCCGCCGGCAGACAGCCCCGCTCCTTAGCAACGATACGGGCTAATGTCGTCTTTCCTACCCCACTGGGGCCAGCAAACAGAAATGTGCGGGCAACGTCTTTCTTAAGCACGCTTTGTAGTGACTTAACTACAGCATCCTGACCGACAACGTCAGCAAACTTCTCTGGTCGATATTTGGTTAGAAGGGAACTCACAATCCTGCCTTTTCCGCCATCAACGCCGTCTTCATTCGGCTAACGCACTTATCGCAATAGTCCTGCTCGGCTGTGTAGTAGCTAAACGCACCAGGACAAACTGTCGCAGTCATAACCGGATAACTAACTTTCCACCAAGTGGAAGTATCCCCGGTAGTCTCATCGCCGCAATTGTCGCAAGTTAGCTTAATTACCTCCTGCCTCATCCCGGCAACTCCTCAAGTAAACCAGTCATCACTAGAAAAGTCACCTATGTGTTGCAACCCATCAGGATTGCTAATCTTATCATACGGTGCCCAGTTCTTGCCTGACGCAAGCTCAACAGTAATAGGCACGTTGACGAACTTGAAAGGCACATCCAATAAGATGTCTAGTATTTTCTCCGCTACCTCCTCCGTTCGGTTAGTAGGCACACGGAAGAAAGATAGATCGTCATGTATTTGTAGCTCGGGCTGAAGCTCCGGATCACCCGTTTCCGACAAGCGACACATTGCCTCAACAACAATGTCAGCCGCTGTAGATTGCACAGGCGTGTTACAGATTTGGTTGGGGCTAAGAGGACCGTGACGACGACGCCCTAATAGCGATTCAACGTAGCCGTTGTCCCTATAAAACTTCATCTGATCGTCCTGCCACTTCTTCACACCAGAGAACTGCTTCCAAAATGCGTTGTAGTGGGGCTGAAGCGTATTCAATGGAATGTCTAGATAATAGGACGCGGACTCCGCGCGCGCACCAAAGAACAACGGGAAGGTCCACTGGTTCTTGACGTCAGTGCGAAAGTCCTTCATAGCCTTCGCGTCACTAAGCTTGTCCTTGCCTCCAATACGTTTAGGATAGGCTTGCGCAAGCCGCTTGGCCCATTCCATGTGCACATCGTAGCGTTCCCACAACGCCTTACAAAAAGCCTTGTCTTTCGTGAACATCGCTATGACGCGCGCTTCAATTTGCCCATAGTCAAAAGCTAGGATGGTACAATCCTTAGCTGCCTGGACCGGGCGCCTTACCTCTTTTGCTTCGTCATCGCGCTTAGGAAACTGTTGGACGTTTGGACCCTCCGCCGATATGCGCGCGGTCTCTGCCCAATAGGTATTAAAGGTAGGATGCAGCATACCGTCCGGGTAAAGCACCTCGCTGCCGGGAGCAAGAGGCTCAATAAAAGCAGACAGGTTCTTAGTAGCGCCACGCAATTGCAAGATGAGCTTAGCTAACGGGTGGTCTATTTGTTGGAGCACACTTTCATCCGCGGACGTGCGCTCCCTCTTGGTGTACTTATCCGTCACCTTACATTCGGGGCACTTGAGCAAGTCCGCGAACATGAAGTGTACGTCGCGATCAGAACGCGGATTGAACTTAGCTCCCTTCATAGCCGAGAACTGCTTAGCAATGGGCAACGCGGCTATTTTGTCTAGCAAGCCGTCAATCCGCGTCTCGTACTTCTTTAGCAGCGGCTTAACTTCGCGCTGCTCCACCGGGAGCCCCAACACTTGGCTAATAACCATTGTGGGTACGCGCCGTCGAGAGAGCTCCGCAGGCACCTGTAAGCCTTGCAGGGCAATAACCTCGCTTTGTGCCTCATAAAGAAGCAGCCCATACTTAGCATCTGGTGCGTTATAACGCAGCACCTTGCCGAGCTCCTCGCGCTCAAGCTGGGCCCGATTGACGTTTGAAAGCGCCTTGAGGTTGAAGCCGAAATACTGTTGGACTAGAAACTCTAAGGAGAAGCACCCAGGCTTACTCTTGCCGCGTCGCTCATCAATAACTGCGGCTTGCGAAGCGGTATCCGCCCAACTCCCACCAGCGCGAATTAGATCGACGCCGAACTTGACAGCCGTCCACTCAAGCTCAAAGCTAAGGTTGTGCGCAACTTTAGTACACTGCGACAGCCGTAAGAAACGCTTCCAAAGCTCGTCTAGGTCACGACGATGTGCGTCACTCCATTTAGCTTGGGGATGATCAAATGGGAAGGCGAAGGTGTGCTGATGGGTAGCTACCGCAGCCGACAATACCTTAGACCCCGCAGCATACGGACGCAGACAGTTAGTTTCGTAGTCGAGCCCCACAATTGGCGCTTTAGCAGCGCCAGCAAGAAGCGTAGCTAGCTGATGGATTGTCTCAGCGTTAGTCTCCCGCAGGATAATAACATCCTTATGAGCCATTTCCGCAGTGTGGACCACAGGCTTAGGCAAGCCCGCTGCAATATCAGCGAAGGCTCGCTCTAGGTCAAAGTTAAACATCCGCTCGTCTTCGGAGGGGATGGACTTGCCTTCACCACGCCGCGCCCGCAACATAAACGCGGGGTGGAACATAGGGTAGAACCAGCACACATGCTTGCCTACCTTAACCGGTAGGCGGCGACCACGCCACAAAGAAACACGGTCGAACCCGCTCACCCAATTAAGGGGCACGTTGCCAAAGCCTAGAATGACAGCTGGCTTAGACTCTTCAATATCAGCTACAACGGACGGCCGACAACACTCTAGTTCCGTAGCTTCCGGCGTGCGGTTGCCAGGAGGACGCGTGCGTACGCAATTATTCCAACGTATCTTATCCCGATACTTAGGCGGGATCTTTGGACGTAGAAGCTCGCCGCTAGCCCCAACAAATTGTTCCGCCTGCTCATCCTCTTGCTTACCAGGAGCTTCCCCTAAGCAATAAATCAGGGGCTTCTTAGCCCCTGTTGGCTCCATGTGGGGGTGTTTGTTGCTCTTTATTTTGTCGAGCGGACAAGCACGGCAACCAAGACGGTGAAGGAGGGCGACTTCTTGCTCGGCACGGACATCAACCTTGCCCGTGTCCGCAAATAGTAGCCCCACTTATCCAGTATGCGCTGCAACTAGGTACAACGCCCCTTCTTGACCGTAAAGAACCAAAGCCGACTCCGCGATAGCAAACTCTTGCGCGTCCTTGCTTAGGTCCGTCAAGCAGTCCAATGCTACACAAATCTCACCCGTCGTGACGGGGCCAGAGAGCGGGAGTTTTTCTTGAAGCTCACCTAAGGGAAGTTTGGCGGAAAGCGCCAGTTCCTTCTTGCCTACAGCGAGATCAATATAAGCAGGGTCCGCGCCAACTAATACGCCCGCACGAGTTAATGCTTCAAGAAAGCCCTCCGGCAAGGTAAGACGCTTAGCGGAGCCGTTGGCTTTCTCCTCAACAACGGCAGGGAGGTCCTGTACGTCCGCGCTGTCCAACAGGTTAGAGCAAACGTAAGCGCTGGTCAGCTGCGCAATGATTGCGTCCTCGAGGAAGGTGACAGAACCGCCACCCTTGCCAAGCTTGATAAGCTGAGACACGAAGCCGTGCGGTAGGACCACGCGGGAGAGATCCTCATCCAGTTGAGCCGGTACCGTGATCTGCGCCAAAGCGCGCGAGTCGGTCGTATAAAGCGTAACCGAGTTGCCGGAAGGAAACAGCACTACACCGTAGTGCTCCACACGCACAGGACGGGAAGCCTTTACGGTTTCAGCACGCTGAAGCCCCTTAATAAGCTCCTCGCTAAGCTCGATAGAAAGTGCGGTCTCGTTTTTCTTTTTCTTTAGTTCAGTAGGAAACGGCCAAGGATTGCGCTCCCCGTCGAGTACAGGCACAGTCGCCTTAGCGCGCCCCATAGTGAGCACGGCGTCAGCACTCTTGCTTAGGTCCAGGCTCACTTCCTCAGCTTTAGTGCTGTTAAGCAAACCTAGCAGCGAGGCAGCTACCATACCGCCCGTGATCTCGCTTTCATACGGCACGCGAATACCTAGCCCACCGTCATAAGCGTAAGCAAAATTACCGTCGAACCAAACGTGACGAAGCTCAGGAATAGCGCCACCAGAAGCAACAGCAGGCTTTATCGTTTCGAGAACTTGAACTAACTCAGTACGCTTAATCTTCATGATCCTCAGGATCTCCAACTCTTGGTGAGTAATGGTTCTCTTCGGAGAGGGGCACCGGGACCGCACGCAACTCAAGCGGCTCAGTGCCTTCCGCAAGATCTATTAGTTCCCCAATCCCTTTGATAGCGTCACGGATATGGTTTATGCTCTCCCACCCCGCGATATCAGCGCACACTTGACGCTCCAAATAAGTCAGGTTGTTCGCCTTAGCGAACGCGTCCGTGTAGGCCCACGTCAGTCCATACTTGCCTGGGCGAATGTTTGCTGCGTCCGGTCCCGAATGGATAGACTCCAGCTTGTTCGCGTAGTGCAACGCTTTCTTTAGATCCTCAACGCCATTCTTCTTGCGCCAGCGCGCGATATAACGAGTGACGTTCCCCTCCAAGTAGCCCTGAGCGGTTTGAATCACCCAATCCCAGTGCTGCATGTTAGAGCGGTAATGATCCCCCGCCACTTGCATGCTATTAGGGTCAGTCATCCAACAGCCTCCTTAACTTCTTACGCTCAATGCGTTTCGAGCGCGGATGAATGTGTGGCGCTTCTTTGATTGGACGATGGTCCGCACCTAGCGGCACGCCACCCCTACGCATCCAACGGATTAACGTGCGAGGATGAGTGTTACCAGTAATCCAACTACTATCGCGCGAGTGCTTAGCCATAATTCAAAATACATACTCAGGCCGCAGCCTTCATCATTCGTTTCGTCAACCACTGATGTGCAGCAAATCGCCAATCACAATCGATAGGCAAGAGGTTGAGATTAGCTAGCGCCGCCTCTCTATTACCCGCCTTCCAATAGTGGTTCGTCCAGTACATAGGCACAGCGACCTTATGAAAGAACGGATTGTGGTAGAGGTGCGGTGTTTGGTTCACCATCGCTTCGTTGAAAAAGTACAGCAGGTCCTCATCAAACTTATCGGGGTTGCTAACGATGGGCGTCCAGCGTGGCTCAACAACGGCCAACGATTCAGTAACCACACCCTCCAACTTACCTAGAACATTAAGGTAGGCGTGGAAGTTGTTGCTGACTTGATAGTAGCGGCCCATATTGACGCCAACGCGCGCAGCCAGGTATTCTTGAAGCACCGAAAACTGAACGGCGTTAGCGCCCGCCAAGCCCCAAATCAAATCATTGCTGCGACAGCAAACGGTAATGTCAAGCTTCTTGCCATACACGCGCAGATAGATATGAGTGTTGCAGGGGCGGTCCTTAGCCACAGCACCCAAGTCAGCGACCGGGTCCCACATCGTTAGCACGACTTGACGACTCGTGGGGTCAGCCTTAAGCAACGCCACACATTTGCTTATTTGATCTTCGGACCCAGGCTCACCACCGCCATCCAAATCAAAGTGATTACGCCATCTAAAGCCGTAAGAGCCGTGAAGGTGGCCGTCTTCCTCGGCGAAGCGTTGGGAGAAATCACTTACAAACTGATCGAGCCACCGTGCGTCGTTACGACCAACGAGTAGCCAAAAGCTTTCAAACAAATGGAAGAAAGGATTGGCGTCGCGGATCTTGGAGAAGAGCACCCGCTCCCACGGCTTTTCGTATACCGTAGTAACCGGCCCCGGCGCAACCATCACCTTACCGGCGCGGCTGTCCTCTATACGACCTTCAGAATTTAGATAGGTTATACCTTTAGGTAGCGCTTCGCGTACGTTCCTAACGGGCAGTACGTGCATCACTCCTCCTCAGCCTTTTGATGGTCTAACGGTGGGGTGTACCATTCGTAATCGCAATCGCAAGTCTCAGCCCCACACTTAGGACACATCATGCAGCGGCTACCAAAAGCTTGTGACTAAAAGCCAACCAGTACGTTATGCTCGCCCGGGTCAGGTAGTCAGTTATTGGCCTACGAAGCTCCTCACTCATATCCTTCAAGCGCGTCAAAATCTTGTCGCCGATGTCATCAATAATTGGCCAAGCGTACTGATTACCCATACGATGTTCGTCGATGCCGTATTCCCACATATCAATAAGGTCACACAGCTTAACGCGGTCAAGCATAACCGGACTTAGCAACATTGACGGGCCGCCCATATTCCGCATGGCTGTACCTTCAAGCTTATCAAGCTCACGCTTGAGCGTGTGGTTGTCGCGCTTTATTTGGAACGGCAAGTCCCCAACAGCTAGCTCGGCGGCATCATGCCAAATAATATAGGTACTAACGTCTGGGGGAAGCTCACCCCAGATTTGATAGTAGATCCGGCAAAGCTGCCAGCAGTGTTCACCTACCGACTGGTCGCGTAATATGGGCCAGGTATGGTAGCGACGAACGGCACCGGCGTGGCGCGCATTATGGACTACTTGATGATGTTGAATATGATCGGTCATCCTTTTGCCTCTACCTTAACACACACCAACTGAAAGTCCTTTGCGTCCGCTGCCGTGTAAGCGCGGTCAATATAGGCTTTACACTTAGCTTCGGTGTCAAAGGCTAGGTCCGGGGCGGCAGGCAAACCTCCCGACAACAACGTTACAATTATCCACCCCGATGCAAACACTTCTGAACCAGTCATTGTGTCTTCTCCACGCAAATGAGCTTGAAGGTCTCCCGCACTGTTTCTATGCTGTGAAGGTACAACTCACACGCGGTTTTATTTGTAAACTCCGCCGATGAAAGAGTTGGGTACGGGTAGCCAAACATCAAGGTGTATACTACCCAAACTTTGGTCAATCCATCCTCCCTACCTCGAGGGTGAACTCAG